TGACCATGAACAATATAGATATACGGTGGCATCTTAACCAACTGATTAGACAAATTACATCACCTCCTTACATATGCTTTTCTTCAAAGGTAACAGATGTTTCAAAAGATTCCTCAGGTGTTACTGAAATAATATTATCTCCTTTTTTAAGTGTAAAGAAAGATCCACCAAAATTCTTCAAGTCGTTCCTAGGTTCTCCATTAATAAGAATATCCTCATTCTTGTGATCAAAGGTAACAATGTCATCGGGATATAGAATGTAAGGTGTTTGATCTTCTTCTGCTGTCGATAATTTAAACACTTCAACACTATTAATTCTGTTTCTGTTGGGTGTTACGCGATCCTGATAAGTCCCGATAAATAAAGTAATGTAACGCAACTTACCTTGATATTCGTTATTAACATCATTAAAGGATGCTTCCCATATAGTATCGTGCCTCTGATTTCTCCAATGAGCTATATAAAAGGTAATTTTTTGCCCTTCTCTTCTTACTCTAAAATACATTAAAGTAGTATCAGGAGCGGGCTGTAAATATGGAGAACTGTCACCTATTAATCTTTCACCCTGATTGTGTTCTCCTAATTGAGCAATAGGAACCCTTCTCTTATGATTCCTTGAGTTATCCTTAATCCCCATCTGACCTAGATTATTCATGTTTTCGTCTAAAAAATAAATCATCGTTCTGAAGTTCTCTATTTCTCTCCTAGAAATAATGTCGAATGTAGATACAATTTCAAAGTCTTGTAAAGGATCGACCAACTCTCGGAATATAGCTCCTCCCCGCTGTTTATCTTTAGGAGTACCATTATTCCATATTCTAATACCGGCATCATCCGACCCTAACTCACCGTCTAAGCTGTCAATGTTTGAATCGAATGCTACCATTTTTCGTTCTTGTGTAGGTTGCCAATCTCCTACTGTACTTCCGTTCTCATACAGAGCACTCGTTCGATAATCCACTTGTTGAATATCATCATCCGCAGGAGTTCCAATTAAATTATACTCGTCTCTTCCATTTGTAACCATGGCATAGGTTGATTTCTCTTTTACATTCAATTCAAATATTGGTTCTGTCTCTGCTTGTCCATTGTTTGGAACACTTACAATTCCTGATGGAAAGTGTAATGTTCTTGACGGTTTATATTTATATGGATCTGGGCATACGATATATAGAGTTGTCTGATGTATTCGATCTAACTCTAAAGATTGCTCTACTCCCTCAGTTATTCCATAATAGGTTAAATCTTCCTCATCACTAAAAGATAATGGAACAGGATTTTTTGAAATAATAATAGAATTAATCTCGTCAATTTTACTTCTTAAATCTTTTTCATCGATTCCTTTAACTGTAATATCTACTTCTAATGTTCTTGGAGGATCTATAATGTCTTGTAAATGTGCTCCAACCATTCCCGGAACTGTGATAAGGTTTAGCGACCTACTCTTTAAACTTCTTCCTCTAATATCGTTTACGATAAAGTATTCTGACATATCTACACCATTCCAAGTTAGCAATAAATCACCCCCTAAAAATCAGCTATAATTCTTTGATTTCTATCATTAATTTCTTTTACATCATCAGCAACGAACTCCGCAAGTATTCTCCCTTCTGGAGATACTAATATAATAGGTCTATTTGCGAGCGGATCTTTTTGGTTTGCAAATACGACTTGATTTCTATCTTGCGGCAAGTGTTTAGCAATTAAGTTAGCAAATGGTTTCATAGTAGCATCGTTTAGAGGTGCTACCATTTCAGGATGAGCTCCCTCACCTATTTCTGCCAGTGTAGATCCTGATGCTATACCTCCTGTTGCTCGTTTAGGAATTAAAGGTATATTGATTTCAAATTTCTTACCGCCTATTACCGGCACCCAATTTGGAATGTCAAATGATATCTTATTAATACCTCTGATGAACCCATTTATTCCGCTAATAATGCCATTAATAGCTCCTTTGATTGTAGAGACTATTACATCCCATATTCCAATCACTATATCTTGAACACTTTCCCAAGCACCAGCAAAATCTCCTGTTAAGATATTAATAAAGAATCCTACGATTCCACTAATAATATCCCATGCTCCGCTAATGACCCCGATAATTGTGTCCCACACATTCGAGACGACATCTTTTAGATAAGGCCATACAATATCGAACACAAATTGCAGATATTCCATTATCTTAGCTATGAAATCTCCTATAAATGTCATAGCTACTCTTACAATCGTCATCAACTGCTCTCCATGTTTATCCCAAAACTCTGTTATTTTCTCGAGAGCCATTTCAATGAATTCTTGAATTCTATCAACGATTGCCATAATTGTTTCCCATATAGCTCCAAATACAGAATCGATGAGGGTCATTAATGTATCTCCATGCTCATCCCATAAATCTCGCAATACATCAAGAACTGTTTGAATGTATTCCCATATAATTCCTAATACTGTCGCAATTGTTTCGTATATTGTTTGGAAGATGCCCATTACTTTTTCAATTAATTGCTCTCCGTACTCGTTCCAATACTCCATAAATAGTCCGAAAATCTCTAAGATAAATTCCCATAATCCAGATAAAACTTGCTTAATAATATCGACAACTGCAATGAATGTCTGTTTAATTGCTTCCCATACAGCAAGTACAACTTCTTGGAACTCCTCTGACGTATTCCAAGCATGAACAAAGGCTGCAACTAATGCTCCTATAACAGCTATAACAACTGCTACAATAGCAACAACTTTTATCATTGCTAAAGATACTCCAGCTAATGCTGTCATTATAAACCCGACAATCATTAGTAATGGTCCTATCGCGGCTACCACGGCTGCTATAATGGCTATAATTGTCTTTGTTCTATTGCTCAAACTGTTGAACCATTGAAGCAAGGATTTTAGAACATCTATTACACCATGGACTGCGGGGGCTAATACTTCTCCAAATTCTATAGCTACCGCTTCTAGAATACTCAATAATTCTTTAAAGGCTCCGTACATTCCACCTGACATGGTATCGGCCATTTGTTCTGCGGATCCTTCACTAGATTCTAGGGAATTTGTCAATTTAGATAAACCTTCTTCTCCCTGTTCCATCATAGCGATTAACCCAGGTCCGCCTACATCTCCGACTAACTGAATAGCTTGCGCACTTGTCATTCCAGCTTCTTCAAGCTTTCCAAGTATTTCGGCTAGAGAATTTGTTGTAGGATTCAAATCCTCCATACTCAAGCCCATTTCTTCAATAGCATCCGCTGTTGCTCCCGTTGGATTTTGTAAGGAAGATATAATTCTTCTTAAAGTTGTACCAGCTCTTCCGCCTTGGATACCTGCATCACTCATCATTCCAATAGCTCCAGCAGTTTCTTCTAGAGAAATTCCAGCACCTTTTGCCACTGGTGCTACGAAACTCATGGCATGACCAAGTTGTTCAACACTTGTATTAGAACTGCTAGCAGCTAATGCTAAGACATCAGCCATAGCACCTGCTTGGGATGCTTCCATACCAAATCCAGATATAATATTTGAGGCAATATCGGCAGCAGCTGCTAAATCAAGCTCTCCAGCAGTTGCTAAGCTCAACATAGCCGGCATAGATTCCATAATTTCACTGACTTCGAATCCTGCCATAGCTAGGAACGACATACCATCAGCCGCATCACTTGCTGAATGTAATGTTGTAGCCCCTAAATATTTAGCCTGATCTTCTAAAGCTTGTAACTCGTCTCCAGTTGCGCCACTCATGGCGGAAACTTTGTTCATACTTTTTTCAAAATTTGCGGCGGTAGTAACTGCTCCAGTACCTAATGCTACAATTGGAGCGGTTACTTTTGTGGTCAATTTCTTACCTGTTTTAGAAAGGCTATCTCCTGTCTTTTTAATTCCCGACCTTAGCTCATCAAATTTATTCTGAAAATCTGAAATATCTGCTCCTATTTTAACCAGTAAATCTGCAGTCTTTGCCAAAATTTATCACCGCCTTACCTATTTAATTAGACCACTTTAATATCCTTTTCTAATTCGGCTATCACATTTGCTGTATGTTGTCTAGTTGTCTTTCGTTTAGATTCTTTTCTAGGATTTAACAGCTTCTCAGGTGTAACCGGATTCTTTAGATGTGGCGCTGTATTCCAGCTAGCGAGTTGGGCGATTTTATTCCAAACAGATTCATCTTTCTTTTCATGTCCTTCTATCATCAGTAAATACTGTTTAGGAGTCAATTCCCAAAATTCCGGCGGTCGTAGACCTAGAATACCATATGCTACTCTCTGCATGGCTTCCCAGTCCCAACCGCTATTTAGTTTTTTTCATCTTCGACCTCATCTTCTTCGCTCTCTAAATCTTGCTCAGCTTCCTCTACATCTTTTCGGTCGATAATTCCCGATGCTATCATAGCTTCCGTGACGGGCTCCATCATTTCATCAAAACCTCGACCACCGTTTA